TGGGGAGGTCCGTCGGTGTGGTAAAAGCAGGACGGACCTCCTTTTTGAAAATTCTATATCTAACAATCTTAGTCAACGTGTTCCGATATAATTCTTGTCAAAAAGATATTGGTCATTCTTTGTGTAAAGTTCTTAAAAGTCATACAAATCATCTTCATCTTCTTCTTCTTCTTCTATTTCCTCAGGTTTCATGCCTAACAATCTAACCAGCCTTAAAGCATCACCTCTTACTCTTTCTGGATAACCACTAACATACATATCACTTAATTTCATCTTATATGATTTTTGTATGCCTCTTATGATTGCATCAAAACTACAGCAAGAAAAGAAATATGAATTCTTGGATGTGACTCTTATTACGTCTCTATTATAATTAAAGAGTTCGGGGTTATCAATTTCCATATAATCAGTTCCTCCTAGAAATGTTTCAGTATCCTCATGAGTGTTTTCTAAATACATGTTAAGTTCTTCATAATCAATATTGTCTGCCATATTTAGAAATTCCATTTCAGCAAATTCATCTTCCATTATTCCAGCATCTTCCATCATTATATCCATATCATAATCATGAGAGGTCATCATCACATCGAATCCTAATGCTGTTTTATTACTGACGGTTTCACCCATGGCCATCAATCTACTATTCACTGCCGTTTGAAGCCATTCTAAAACAGTTTCGTCTTCTTCTGCTTCAGAGAGCAAACTTTTGAAAGCCTTTGGACCAATTGTTTTGCCATTGAGCCAGTCTTTATTAAAATCTTTAAGATCAGTCATTCCTGTGAAATTTTCAGCAGACAAAGAATCCAACTTTGTTTTAGCAGAGAATCTAATAGATTCACCATTAATATTATGAGAATGTATTTTGAGGATCAAATCAGAAGATCGATTTAAATCCAATGAGAATGATACATCATCATATACCAAAACTTCTTGAGTCATTGATCTGATAGGAGTGCCTTTCTTCGAATTTTCTCTATATTTTCCCATCTTACCAATTAACTCAAATGAGGCAGTTTTTACGTAATTATTTGATCCATCGTCTAACCTGGTTTTAAGCTTCAAATTCCGAGACATTAAGCTAGCTATTTCTGCAGAATAGAAATTGACTTTCCCAGGCCGAGAAGCAAATATTTCTGTAACAATTTCATCAGATTTAACCATTAAAGTGATGGTTGCTGTAGGAAAAGTGATATCAATTAATCCATTTCCAATATATTTTCCTTGAACTTTCTTCTGTTCTTTCTTATACCAGACGAGCATTCCTTGATTCATCTTTTTGTATAATTCTCTAATTATCATGATTTGCCTATCAGATGGCTTATTTTCAATAGCCTGAATACATGACATGATTAACAATGGCTGAGACCTGCGTTCTATTCTAGACAAAATGTCATCAGATATTTCTTCCAAGGTGACAATATTCTGTTTTGACAAAGCCCATGAACACAAAAGTTTCCTTTCTGGCTCAGAATAAATAGTTTTAGCTCTAGCCAACCATGTCTCAATTTCATCCAACTTAGATTGTATTTGAGTAGCAGCAGTATGAGCATTATTTAACAATTCTTGATGAGTTTTAACATCGCTACGCCTATCCAAACGTGTTAAGATTTCATCTCTGGAATAATTTTTAGCAAGACATTCAACCAATGTATTAACTGCTCCATTCTTCTTCCTTCCTGGATGTAATATTTCTATGGTTGGTTCTCTTTCTTCAGTATGCATTATAAAAGAAACAAATTCAATCAATGAAATGTCACCAAATTGATTTTTGAATTCTTCAAGAGATGAGTGGAAATCATTTCGAATCCAAGGAAACTCTTCGAGATAAGACTCTAGTGATAATCTTTGCATAGTTCTACTAGATCTAGGTTGTTTTCCAAACCAATGAGTTGATAAAACATCTTTGAGAGGACTAAGATTCTCAATTTTTGATTTTGGCAATTTAATCTTTGTTTTCATCTTTCTATTACGAATTGTGAATCCCATCGGAGACATATCTTTAAGCCTCTGTTCTAATCTGTCATACATGTCCATTTGAGGAAACTGAGCATATGTATATTTGAAATCATCATCTGTCATGGTTACAAGCATATTAATTATATAATCAGTTAAATAAGCTAAGCTACATTTGAATTTCTCATCTTTAGAGGAAACTGTAATACATGGTTTGTTTATAATGTAAGAAGCCATTGAATGTTGCTTGCTACCGGAATCAAATGAGAATGATTTTTCTGAGCCTGGAGCATGTGCTTTCATTAGAATCTTGATTCTTTCCTCATATAGATCTATGCTCTTAGAAAATAATGATTCAATGTTGTCTTGCATCATTTGTTCCAATTCTCTTTTATCAACTTTTATTTCAGAATTAATGAATTTAAAATAATTATGTGACGATCCAACTCTCATTTTAACAGAATAAGATCTTCCACCAATATCTGATGTTTCTCCAATTAATGATTTTCTAGATATTAACTCACAAATTCTGGCATTTCTAGATAACTTCAAATTATAATATTTAGTATGTTGATAACCTAATGCTGCAGATGTTTTGGGATTAGATAAAAAGTAGAACCAACCAATAGGATGTGAAATGGTGACAATTTCATTTAATAAAGATGAAAACACATTTTTATCGGTAGTAAACATGCCAAGACAGTCATAATGATTCACCAGGCAAGCAATTTGAACATCATTGCACGTCACAGTTGAAGCACCATTAGCCATTAAATCTCTTAGTAAATTATGATCTTGTAATTGCCTTTCAACAGGACTAGATGATACTTTGTATTGCATAGCAGCAAAAGACCATTTAATTTTAGGTGTGAGCATTGTGTTTCTGAAGAACCACACAGAATTAAATTCAGCAACTTTTGTTAGCACAGCCAGAGTAGACTTTTCTTCTGACAATTTAGCTGTGAACAAGGGATAGCTAGCTTTCAGCAAACTTGATGTGAAAATTAAAAACATTATAACTCTTTTGTGAAGCATTGGATCTTTCTTTTTAAATATCAATGTTGTTATCCTAGTTGCATCATCAGAAGAACAAAGAGTTGTTGTTATTGCTTTAACTTCTTTTCCAAATCTCATTTCAGTCAATTTACTTACCCATCTACTAAACAGCAAAAGATGACCAGAATGAACCAAACTACTAGTATAATGTAAAATACCTTGCATGAAATTACTTCTGTTTTTCAAAAACATAGAAAAGCCATCATTCAAGTCTTTCCGATCATGCTCTTGATGCGTGAGAAATTGACGTTTTAATTCATTGATACCTTGATCGCATGGAGAATAAATATCTTGATTATTGAAAAACATGGTTAACAAATCAACTGGTAGCTCTAATCTCTTAAAAGTCACTTCATTTAATATGCTTTGCAAAGTATGGTTCATCTCTTTCCAATTATCTCCAAATATTTCGTTAAACATAACAGAGAAAACTGGCATAATAAATCTTTGACACCAAGTAGTAGCATCTGCTGAATCACTAATAGTTTCTGAAGATACAGAGGCACCAGCTATTTTATACCTAAGTTCACTAGAAACAGAACCATAGTGTGTCATTACTGCTGATAATTTCTCAGTACCTTTGGTTAAATACTCATTAGGCATTAATTCGCATAATGTTCTACTAACTGTTTCAAGAAAGTTAACCACAACTCTTGCATGAATGTATAGAACAAAGATTTCTCTAACTCCAGTCAGCTGATTCTTCTTAAACAAATTCGCGATCAATCCTCCATGAATCTTAAAAAGACCAAATAATTTCTTAAAACTAGAAAATGGACATCTAGAAGTTGCTCCAATTTCTTCCATCAAAGACAAAATAGCTGACAAACATTTTCTTCTTTTCTTAGCCTTATAACCAAAATATGGCAAATCTCCACTCGTGAATGCTGAATATTCCGCACTTGCTTTAAAAGTTGCCAATTCTTCATAACATACTTTACTCAATTTTTCTAATATAAGGTCTTTCAAAGCTGTTTGTGAAACTCCAGATGTTGCTAGCTTTGACTTAATTGCCTTACCAATCATCTTAACATGTGGAACTGAAAATTCATGAGACTTTAAATCTGACGGAGATACACTAGGCCAATGTGTTTGCTGAGGTTCAAAACCCATGCGGTATTTATTACAAAATCTCTGATCCATTTTCAGCTCTTCTGTTATAACCTTTTCGAAAATTTTCAAGAAACCATGCTTCTCTTCTGATTTGTCCTTCTCATGAAAAACTCCCATGTATGATAAATTAAGTGCCTCTTCATAAGTCTTTAATGGTTTCATTGAAATCCATGATATTAATCCTCCCACTTGATCCTGTGAAGTTGGGATAACAACATCTTGTTCATCATCTGGATCTCTATCTTCTTCATCAGAGTCTTCATCATCTTTACCATATTGATGATTCATGATCACATCAGCAGCTTCTTTATTAGCACTCATTATTTTGAATGCTGTAACAATTTTCTTCATCAGATAAACAATCAATCTGCTGCGAAGTATCTTATTGAATTTTGTAATAACCTTGAATGGATCTGACTTAACAGGTGATGTAGACAACAAGTCCATATACATATATCTAACATTCTGCAGAGGTGCTGATGTTTGTTCTTTATTCTCCATAGATATTAATAAAGATGTCAATACTTCTGCATTGAATCTAAAAGAAGGGTTCACAACAGGGCTTTCATTGCATACATCTGTCATTGTAATATATGTTGAATAAAACTTAGTCAAAATTCCAACATGCATAGACAAATCATGATTTCTAGTTGAAAGCAAAGGTGAACACATATAATTCCCTAAGTCGATCATTGGAGTAAAAGGTAAATCAATATTATCAACTATTCTATGTTTCTCAACCAACATCATGAACAAAGTGTGTTTATTTGAACCCGTATTATGAATTGCTATGGGGAATTTAAATAATCTATTGTATGTTATTATCCATTCATTACCCGAAGTAGGCTTTCTGATATTCAAATTAATCTCCGAGGCAGTGGTAGTGATGAATGTCAAAAACATTCCAATTTTGGTACTTAAAAAGTTTTTAAACTTCTGAGCTGAATGACTCTTTATGTTCTCAAAATATCTCATAAATAGAGTTTTCATTGAATCTAGAATAGGATTTCTAACATCACTATAATGCTTAAATAAATCATCTCTAGTTATAAATCGTTCAATATCACTACAATCCACATCCCAACTAAAGCCTTTCTTAGATTGTTCTCTAGAATTCTTCAAAACAACATTATCTTTGAATTTCTTACCATGATAACCGCGCTCAGCAAAGAATAATGAATCCTCATAATTAATATCTGCGATAATCCTACCTCTATGATAAAATTCATCTTTGTGCCCTTTTCTTGCCGAAGAAATAGTATAATCTGCAGTATCTCTAGTTCGATAATTCCTAAGAACATTATTTTCTTCATCATCATTCATCATAAGACCCATGTTCATCCTAGCTTTGGCCCAAAATCTAGAATAAGGACCATTATCATTTTCTATAACATCCATTGACATCATTTTCTTATTTATGCTTAATTCATCATCAGATATAATCAATGCTGGAAATGGAACTACTGGTTTTAAATTATTCTTGTATTCTTTATTCTCATTTTGATAATTTTCTTTAATAAAAGAATCAACATCAAATCTAGCTCTAGATGAATCAGTTTGTTTCATGAAGTCATCTTTAGCATCATCCAACAAACCTCTCATATAGTCCACTTCAGGAACATCATCAAAATTTTGAAGACTTGTTTCATCAATGAATAGAAAATCAGTAGTATCTACTCCTTCTTTATTAATACTATCAAAAAGATTTGCTTTAATCTCTTCTTTAATTCTAGATGTCTCATCATCATGATCTAATTTAAGTCCAGTGTCCTTTGCTTTTTGTTTAATTATCATTCCATATGTGTACCTCATAAATATTAATTCACATTCTTCTTTTGTCAATGTAAAGTTACATACTATGCGAGATCTGCTCACTATTAACACATAAAATTGCCAAAGAGAACCACATCTAACTTGGATAGCATCTCTATATGTGTCAACTTTCTGTTCATAACTTCTTTCTTCTCTTCCTTGAGTAGTACCCACTTCTAAGAAAATAGCATTCATGGTTTGAGTAAAGATCACATCAGGTGATGACGAATCTCTACCATCATGAGCCAAAGGGAAGAAATGTTTGAATGGTAGATCTCTATCTGTCACATTTCTAAAAAGAGATAAAACCAGATCATGTGGCAACTTTTCAATATCATCTAATGTTAATCTAGTCTTTAGAGGATGGGCTTGAGTCACAGAAAATCTCTCATCAGGCTCATTTTCATAAATGATAAACTTCTCTCCATCTTGGATCACATCAGGATCAGGAAACAAATATTCTTTATCTGCTTTGTAATAAGTACGAACTGCTTGTTCTTCCCAATTTTCAGCTAGTTTGGAAATGAAAAATGGGGTATAAGTGTACGAGATGGTAGATGACATAATGAGAAGGTGAAGGTTTCAAAATACGTTTGATTTTAAATTCTTTATTAAAATACTAGTTGTTATAGGTACTTGAAATTCTGTGTTTTATGATAATGTTTAAGGTCCGTCG